TCAATGACCTTGAAACGACCACCTGTACCAGTCAAGACATAACCGTAAGTATTGGCTATTGTCTCAATGATCAAGGTATCGGTAAGAGCATTCCAGTTATAGGCATCCTCTACTTGTCGCTTGGCATCATTAACCAACCTACCAACAAGCTTAGATAATACGTTTTCCTGAACGGTAGTTACTTCTGGTTCACGCATACGCACCAGAATATCGTTTACAAGTTCAAGGTAAGTAGGCAAAGCCATTATAAGTAACTCCAATAAAGTATTTCAAATATGATCACCAGAGGGATCCAACGGATCTAACACAGGCTCAAAGAACTTAACCACTGCTAACCTGTAACCAGTTGATTCTTTGTGATGCCGTTTCAATCGACTTGTTACAGTCAACTCTTGTGGAATTTCCAGCAAGATGATGGTCATCACGAACCAGTTAACCAGTAGGTCAAGGATTAGACCAATCACCAAAGTAGGGTAGCCAAAGACCTTACCCAAGGTAGTCAGCTTGCCCATGTCTCGTACACGCTTGATGTTCATCACGGCGCAGTAAAAGACGTAGAGGCCATAGGTCAGGGCCAGAGCGGTGAGGAATACGTACAGGTATGTCATAAATTTGTCGCAGCCGTGAACAGCGCGTCCAGTTGAGTGTCAGACAACCCGAGTGCGGGGGCCAGTTGTGCAACCAGAGCGCTGTCACGCTTTACCGTTGGCGAAAACTCCCACTCAATATGCGCCGCTTTCCGGGAAGTCGGGTCGGCGATACCAGTGATGGCGGCGTCCACATTGTCCAGCAGTCCAGCATCTAGTAATGCGAGGCGTGCTTGACGCATCTGCACTTGGACTGGCGCTTGAGGCAGCTCGATATTCGGTGTTGGGACCACGACGCCCCCAACACCAACATCAGGAACCACGACTTCAGCCTCCTGCTCAAGCCAGTAAGCTACAGGGGCGTACATCTGGATGACGGCCTCAAGGCTTTCACCAACAAACGGCAGTCGCGCTCCGATGTGCATGGTCTGACGACCCTCGGATGTGTAGACCACCTCCATGCACCGGGCAGCTTCATCGACGCTGATAATTTCGTATGTGTATTCAATGCTCATGATGTTTCCTTAACCAACAGAACCAAGGCGAGTGCCTGTGGCAGTCCATGTGATGTTGCCGTTGCCAGATACGGCGTAGCCGCCTGAGCCGCCACCAAATACCGATGTTCCAGCTCCACCAGAACCCCAACCGCCGCCGCCGCCGCCGTTTTCTCCGAATCCGATGGAAACAACACCGCCACCAGCACCGCCGCCACCAGCTCCACTTACTGTGCCAGTCCCACCGGAACCTGCACCCCAGTCTCCACCGCCACCGCCACCGCCGCCGGATGAGTTTGCTGCTGCGGAACTTCGACCGCCGCCGCCGCCGCCGCCGGGGGTTCTGTAGTAGCTTTCGTTGTAATACTGGTTATAGGCATTGCCGCCACCGCCACCGCCACCGCCGCCAGCAATTGTTCCATTATTCTGGATTGTCACAGCGGAAGAAACAGACAGAGCACCGCCGCCTCCCGCGCCACCAGAACCGCCAACAATAGTAAATCCGCTAAAGCCTCGACCAGTGCCACCGTTGCCTCCCATGCCAACGATAAAGCCGTTATTGACAAGCTCCACGCCACCGGGGAATGAGCCGTTAACGGTCAAACCGGGAGTGCCAGTTCCGTTGCTGCTGACGTAGACGCCAGAGTTGATCGTGGCAATAACCTTGCTCGACTGGTTCCAGCCAGCATTGACAGCCAGCGTTCGCAAGTTGGCGTTTGTCTGGTTGCTGCTGATCGTGAACGAGAACTGGTTGGCTTTGCCGTAGCCCTGCGACATGCTGATCTGGCCGGAGGCCACACCAAACAACGTGCGGGTGGTCGCGTCGTTCAGGCTTCGTGTTGCAGTGGCCGAAACCCCAAGCTCCACGTTTACCTGCGATAGTGAAATTGCGCCGGATGCTGGAAGTGCCATGGCTTACACCGTCCCGTATGCAGTCACGTTGCCTGTGACGGTGAGGTTGCCTGACGCATCGAGCTTGGCTTTGTTCACGCCGCTGACTGAAAAGAAAAGAACACCGCCAGATTCAGTGACGTTCCAAGTGGTCAATCCAAGGTTTGCTCTGGCGACACCCGCAGCCATCTTTGCCGCTGTGATTGCAGCGTCGGCGATCTTTGCGGTGGTGACGTTTGCATCCGCAATGTTCGCCGCTCCCACTGCACCAGCCGCTGCGTTGAGTTTGGCTGCCAGCGCTGCATCCACCTCAGTCTTGGTGTAAGCATTGGTAATACCGTAACCAGCAATAGTAGTAGGAGTGCTTGTAACCTTACTCCAAGCCAATGATGTTAACCACGAAGGGTTAGCGTAAGAGCCTGTGGTGACAACACCGTTGGTAACAGTGCCTGCATTGCCTGAGACAGAACCTGCAATAGTACTGGAGAAAGTCTTAGTACCTGCTAAGGTTTGATCACCTGTCGTTCTAACTATTGTAACAGGATCAAGACTAGCAGCACTAGCAGCAGCCGCATCGGCAGCATCGTCTGCCTGAGAAGCACTGGTAGCTGCATTCAGAGCATGGTATTTAGCTGAATACTCACCACCAGCTACAGGGCCAGAAGTCTTCGTAGCCCAATCCTGAGCAGACTCAGCAGCAGCAATAGCGGTAACTGAAGCAGCTTCTGCATTAGTCTCTGCTGTCTCTGCATTGGTCTCCGCAGTCTCAGCGTTAGTCTCAGCTAACTCAGCATTGGTCTCAGCAGCCAGAGCAGCATCACGAGCAGCCTCAGCAGCTACTTTAGCAGCTTGTGCTTGTACTAAGAATTCTTGATATTCTGTAGTATCTACTTCAGAGGAAGCAGAACCTGTTCCTCCCGGTCCTCTAAAGATGGTCATACAATTATTCCTCGGTAGAGATTGCTTTAGTGCTACGGGTCTTGGCTGCTGGAGCTGGAGCTAATTGAATACGCTCACCCACATAATCAAATACTTCGGTGTATTCATTGTGTTTACGCATTACTTCGGCATCACTCTCGTTGTTAAACTCAACGATATTGCCTGTATGTACACATTTAAATTTAGCCATGTTGATAATTCTCCTTTGTGTAATACTCAAGGAACGAGTACTATAGAAAGGACGCCCCCGAAGGGGCATCACTTAGTTACCTACTTACGCAGTACGCTTAAGCTGGAACAGCCAAGGCAACAGCCGAGAAGTCACGCAGTTCAGCAGCACCGAACAGAGTGTCAGCAGTCAACAATGTACCCAAGTACTCTTGTTTGTACTGCGACTGAGTGCGAACACCCTTCTGCTCAACGAACACTGCGAAGTCACGGTGACCCATCAGTGCGATACGGGTAGCAGTGGAACCGCTAGTGGTATCAGCGTTGGTGGTGACATACACGGGGATACCGTACACGTTACCAATTTCACCTGTACGGATGGTGTTACCACGACCAGCTTCACCAACGAAGGCTTGCTCGGTAAAGCGGTTGATACCCATCAAGGTGTTACGTGTGGAAGGAGGAACGATCAGGAAACGACCGTCCATAGGCACATCGTTGTCGTCCAGACGCTGAATGGTGCGGCGGATAGCAGCATCAGTCAAAGCACCAACGCCAGTGTTAGCACCAGCCACATAAGCGGTAGTACCATCAGCACCAGACAGAGCGCCGGAGTAAGCAGAAGTACCGCCACCACCGTTAACGCTACGACCCAGTTCCAAGATGTAGCTGTCCACTTTACGAGCCAAAGCATAGCCCATGTCATCAGTGTAGAACTGACGCATAGAAGCCAGAGCTTGTGCTTCCACGATGTCTTCGATCAGAACCGAAGCTTCCCAGTGTTGGTTAATGCTCACCAGAGTTTCAGTGGCGGTGTCAGTGTTGAGCACCACTTGAGTTTGAGCAACCTTCTGGTTAGCATTCATACGACCGGGTTTAGGCAAGTGGACGGTATCGCCCTTCTTACCAACGAAGTTCATCTTCTTGATGAGGTTAGCTGCGACCAAGTTCTTCTTGTAAGTAGCGATGATTTCATCACTCCATACTTCAGGGATAAACTTGTCAGCAGTTGTAATTGTTTGATGTCCAGTACCGAGACCCATAATATACTCCAATAATTTCTAAAATTGTTAATAGTTCACTTGACTCGACCATCCGCATAAGCACTCATAATTTCAGGTTGGAGTTGCTCATAACGATCAGGGTCGGTCATCTTAAGACGGATTAAATCCGCACGACGATATACTTTCTTTGTAACTTCGCCAGAACCACCTGTATCAACACCAGCGGCTCGTAGAGCTTGTGCCTTCTGTTGCTTACCTGCATCCTGTACGTTGTTAGAACGAACCTGTTTAATTTCTTTATATGTGCTCAAGAGTTCATCAGCAGAACTGAAGTCAAACTCAGCATCAGCCTTGGTATACAGACTCATACGCACAGGGCTAGCTTTAACCCACTCCTGAAATCCAGTATCGTTGGCAATAGTGCCAAAGTCAGGATGTTTGCTTGCTAGCTGTTGTGCTGTCTTCATCCGTTTAAATTCAAGGTTGGCTTGTTTAGCCTCCAGAACAGCGGGATTATTCTCAATTGCACGTTTAATTGAATCTTGAGGGTTCTCAAAGAAATCAACTTCGGGCGCACTTTCAACTTCTGGTTGCTTATCGCTTTCGAGTTGCCGTTTCAACAACTGGTCAGCCAATGACCGTACTTCATGTACCTCCTGTGCTTGCCTACCAATCATCTTCTCAGCTTCTTGGTGCATCTTAACAATGTCAGTTAATGACTTGTCTTTATACTTATCAGGAATTACACTCTCAATAACTTCTTGAATTTGTCCCTTATCAGGGGTTTCATCTGTTACTTGATCAATGGTATCGTCAGTGTTGTTATCAAACGATTCGTCTTCAATAATTGCCATATTGTCTTTCTCCTGTCTCACGTAGAGATTATAGGACTATGAAATGTGAATGCCTAAGCATTTACCCGTTAATACTGTGATTGAATGGTTACTCGGAGTTCTTACTCACTTGAGCCATCTTCTCACTTCTCTTTCGTTCCCATGAGTGGTATGCACCGGGGAAAGCACCTGTGATGCCTTCCAAGTTACACCTCACACTGGAAACTATTCTTGTTGATGGTTTACCGCAGGCTCTGCAAGAGAGTTCCCTGACGGTATCATCAACCAATGCCTCTGATATGTGACCATCTTCACACTTGAATTCGTACATTCTCCTCATTGCTGAGTTCCTTGTACCAAGTCATTGTAAATATCTTCACAAGTCTGTCGGCGATTAAGAATTAAATCTAGAATGTCCAACTGTCCTAGTCGGTAGTTCAATGATTGTTCGTCTTTCACAGTGCGAACATTAACTAGATTCTCTTCTAACTTTTTGAGGTCTTCAATCAGATACTTCCACCCTTCGGTAGACATGGTACTGAATGTTTCCTCGTAGTAATGTTGAAGTGCCTTGTCCATATAGGGGACTCCTTCTTAAGTTATTTGTTATTTACCGTTGGCCTGCCGTCCAAGTGCATTAAGCAAACCTTGGATAACAGAGTCTAGTGATTGGTTCTCAATCATAGGTGCTGCAAACAGCCCAGTAGCGATTCGGTTAGCTGTACCAATTGGTGCAAAACCGCCCATGTTAA